AAGGAGATCTCTACGTCTTTGTATACGAAACAGTAGAGAATAAATTTTCGATAGTCTTCCTGACCATCGGGAATCATAAAGAGTTCATTCATCAATCACACATCTAATAAGTTGACTAGATTGCTGTGCTGGCATCATAGCACATATCCTCATAAAAAACTCTGCCTTCAATCTTGATAGGTTTGAGTATCGCTTAAGAGGTATCCAACTGCCGCGTTGTTTTGCTTCTAATCTATACCTTTCCATGACCCAATAAAAAAGAGGGGTGATTACCCCTCTACTTATATCTGTTTTATGCTGGATATGTGGCGGGAACCATCAGTCCACCGCCGCCGTCATCGTCATCGTCCTCATCTGTGTCAGCGAGGAGTAGCATGAAAAAGAATGGGGTGAATAAAAAGATAATAGTCTGAACCCATTCGATACTCATTACCAGATTCCTGGGATGAGTTGTCCTGTGGTTGCGTAAGAACCGAATGCTGCAATGATACCGATCATTGCTGCCCATCCGTTAAACTTTTCTGCTTCTGGAGTCATTGTTATAAAGGGAGTAAAGGTTGATAGTTAATTGAAATCAGATACCGAAGGCACCGAAAAAGAAAATGCTGCCAGTCGTTGCATAAGAAACAACTGCTGCTACGATTCCGCACATTGCCCAGCGTCCGTTTTGTTTTTCGGCACGCTCAGCATGGGTCTCGTAACCATACCTTTCTGCTTCAGTTTGATCGATATACATTCTAGGTTCGCGGGCGAACATATTTGTTCTGCCGCCGTCCTCTGTAATCACGGTCATGAGTCTTGTGTAAAGAACTGTTACTATTATATAGCATTTCTTTACATTGTGTCAAGAGAAGGTGATGACATCCGTACCAACTGATCCTCCACCAGGGAATCCAATGTCCACTGGACCCGCTGCAGCGTAGTTCATCTCAAAGGATGAGGGGTCATAATCGAATTCGATTTTGTCTCCAGTGGTTGTCATGCTGATGTTACCGATCTGTGTCACATCTGGCACAGGGGTAGTTTTATTGTGATGCAGGTTGTTCTGCTCGATAGTTCTGAGACCAAGGTAGTGACGCCACAGTTCTGAAAGAACGCTGGCATCCTCATCAATCCTCAGTGCTTCAATGACTGCTTCTTTAGCGGCAGCAGTTGCCTTTTGATAGGGTGTAAAAGTCATGATACATTGTCTCGTACATAGCATGGGACACCAGCGGGATCTAACCACTTGGTGTATTCAAAATCCTCCATGGCAAGGGCGATCTGGTCACCGTTGTCACAGAGGTACATGTCTGAGTACCGCTTGGTGTACTCGTTTTCTTTCTGGATACGATAGTCGGGATAACCATTCTCCAAGGTCCCGCACTCAACGTATCTGTAGGGGAAGCGTTCTAGTAGAACTTTCATGGGTTGTGTGTGATTTGAACGTAGTATAGCAGGTCAGGCGTAAGAATACCACCCTGTTGCAATAATTTTTTCAAACTCGTGGGTGACACGTCCCTTATGTGTGTATGTCCAGTCTGCTGGCCAGATACAGCACTTACCTTTCTCTGCCTCCTCGTAGTGGTCTTGATGGAACCACTCTGTGCCACCGTTCGGTACACTATTTAGGTAAACCATCCACACGAGGTGACGATACACGTTGGATTTAGCACTACCAGATCTCTCTGTGTGCCACTCCTTATACCCACCACCCTTAGGATATTCTTGTACATTCCAACCAGGGTCCATATGGAAATAACTTCCCTTGGCGGAGAAAGGGAACTTACGAACGTAGTTCCCCATGCAGGAGTCAACTGCGGATACAAAGTCATTGACCTTAGGAAGGATCACCATGTTCATGTAGGGTGTATCCATTGACTCCTTTATGTTAGCGTTGACTAAACCCAGAGGGGATGACAAGTCATCCTCTCCAGTCTCACGATTCTTTTCATTAATCGATTCACCCAGTCCTTTATTAAAATATTTTTGAGAATGATTGTAATGCCATTCGACAAAACTATCGATAATATTCTCATCAATCATCTCTGTGTAGAGAAAATTGGTACTGGGTACAATAACAGATGCGTCTGAATCAATAATCATAGTGTCAACTTGGCTCCACCAGGAGTAATTTTACGTCATCTCCAGGACGTGATCTTGGACCAAATGATCAATGAGAATTGTGTAATCCTCCTCCACATCTAGACCCCAGAACTGGACGCCTTTGATGTCCGAATAAAATCGGCAAAGGGAAGAGAAGAGTGGAGGATACTCTGTGTCTAAAGCAACAGTGCCGTTGACAGCATCCTTAATGATTTGCAGACTGTCTGCAAAACGATCTCTTACACTCATAATCGATCTCCTATTTGGTTGTACCAGGGGGCGAAACCCCCAGTGGGAGATACAGGATTTGAACCTGTGACTTATTCCTTGTAAGGGAACCACTCTACCGCTGAGTTAATCTCCCAGTGGACGGGTGTGATTGGGGTCGAACCAATGACCGACGGTTTAGAAGACCGTTGCTCTATCCACTGAGCTACACACCCGTGAGTGGTTACCTTAGAGTATTAATCTTCGCTGAGATTGCTTGTGCCTCTTCCAGGTTACCTTGTGATACCAAGTCATGCAGTTTGTCAATAAGAATTTCTACTGTGCTCTCAAGTACATCGACTTCTCGCTCGTAAGCATCGAACTCATTCATGGATCTCGTAAGTAACCAACAGGTAAATTATATAGCAGTTCAGAAATAGTGTCAAGCAGTATGCTTGAAGAATTTTGGTTTGGGTGCCCCAGCAAGGTTGAAGGATACAATGGTTCGTCTCTTGTCAGAATCATTTGCTGTCTGTTCGTGCAGTAGGAAGGCAGGGAAGACCACAAAGTCACCCTCTCTAACTCTTGGGGTGTTCTGCATGAGATCACCTGTCAGAGGGTCAGCAAAGGGGCAATAGAATGTGGTTGCAGTATGCACTGCAGGATCAAACTCTAGGTACCAGACACAGGACATACCAATAGCACCATGATTGTGAGTCTGATGGTACTGTCCTTTCATTGCCTGTTGATACCACATGGTTGTGATCTCAATTTGAAACCCCACCTGATCAGAGATTGTATTCAGATAGGGGTTGAGTGCTTTGGTAACTATGTTGTAGTAGGGAGGGAAGACATGGTTTTTATCATTGTGAAAGAAGTCTGTCTTCAGATCTGCTAACACTCTCCCGTCAGGTGCCATCCGATGACTGCTGTTGTCATCATCAGCAAACACCTGTAGTAATTCTTTTTTGACCTTATCAAACCCTGGCGGTGCAGGGTAGTGCTCAAATGGTACTTGGAACATATTACTTAAAGTGTTTAATGAACCACTCAGCATCGACTACTACCAGTGGTTTCTTTCTATTCTTTTTCATGAATAGAATGGGTTGATGATCCCCAGAGTTTGCTGTTGCTTGTTCGTATGCATCCCATACATTGAGACGTTCTACGTTCTTGCATTCTATAGAGAAAGGAAACTTCTTTCTGGCATCTCGTGCCATGATTAGATCTTCACCACCAGCACCCATGCTACGTGATTCAATATCTTCTGGGTGGACATCCCGATGTTCAATCAACATGTCCCTTACCCACTTCTGAAAGTTGCGTCCTTTCGCTTTAGCACTCTGAGGTTTCAATCGGCGTACCCATCATCATCGTCACTATATCTATACCCCAACCTCTCTGCTTGCTTAGGAGGGAACCATGACTTCTCTGGCATGGTCTTGTATGCATCGGGGTCTTCTTTAATTGCATCCTCTAGAGAGATTGCTAGAAGTTTAAGATTGTGAGCGATTGCTTTTACTTTTTCTACATTCATTTAGACATCACCTCCTTCCAGTCTGCGTCAAACTTAGCAAGTCCTTCGCGTGTCAGCACATGATCGTACATACTCCAGAACACTTTAGGTGGGAGAGTACACACGTCTGCACCATACAGGAAGCAGCGTGACACATGATGCACATCTCTCAGAGATGCAGCAAGGATTTCAGTTTCAACTTGATGTACCTGGTACGTGTTAGAGATTGCTCTGATCAATTCAACACCAGACACAGAGTTATCATTACACCTACCAACAAACGGTGACACATATGATGCACCTGC